TTCCAGCGGCAGGTCAGATTGACGAGCGCCGTGTCGGTGCCGTCCACGGCAGCGGTCACCGGCATGCGCGTTTCAGCGTTGACTGCCTCGACGATCGCTTCGGCGACTTCGGCGGTCGTAGCGCCGGCGTCCATCTCGACCCACACGCGGTACCCGGCGACGTAAAGCGCCAGCGGGCGCGTCTCTGTCGGTCCTGCGGTGACCTCGATCGAGCCAGTCGCGGCGACGCCGGCCTCGGCGTCCTCGAGCGCGATCGCCCATGTCTCGGTGTAGATGTCGACGTCTTTGATCGCGCGCATCATCTCGGCCAGCATCGAGCCGCGACCGAACAGCGTATCGGCCTGGTCCGGGTTGGTGATGCGCACAGCCTGGCCAGCCGTAGCGGTACCGGCGGCGAGCATCTGACCGATCACCAGCAGCTTGCCCACGAATACGCTGTTGCCGGCGAGGCGATTGTCGAACTCGATGTACCAGCCAGGCACCCGCAATGCGGCGGGAATGTCATTGAAGACGGTTGAGCTGACAGCCATCAGTCTGTCCCCTTGTCATCGGTTGCGGCGGGCGGTGTCGCCTTCGCCTTGGGTTGCTTGGGCGGCGTCGCCTTCACGACGGAACCGTCGGCCATGCGGCGCATCCAGTAGCGGTTCCATTCGACCTCGGCGCCTTCGGCGGGCAGCGGGCGGCCGTTGTGCGGCTGGCGCACGACCAGCCCCTCGCCGGGCTTGATATATCGCTTCACGGTGAATCCTCCGTGGGTAGTTCAAGATATGACTCGGTCGCCGGGCCGTCGCCCACCTGGTGTGTGCCGCTGTAGATCGCGAAGTCGCCCAGGTCGGCGACGTCGCGCGGCGCGGGGAACGACATTTCCAGGTGAAACGACATTTCGTAGACCGCCACGCCCTTGCGCTGGGACGATGCCGGCGTCAGCACGCGCAACCCCTGGAACATCAGCGTGCCGATCCCGCCCGCCGACTTACTGGCCAGCGCGGGCACGACCCGTTCGACGATCTCGTAGGCGCCGATCTGGCGGCTGTTGCCACGCTGCCGCTCGCGCCCGCCGCTGGCGTGGCTGGTCACTGCGTAGACCATGAATCGCCCATCCAGTCGGTCGCCACGCGTGCCTCGGCCGGGCTGGCCACCGTCGAAGTAGACCCAGACGCCAGGCATCCGGCGAAACGCCAGTGCCAGCGCGTCCTGGTCCCAGGGGCCGGGCAGGGTCTCGACCGTCTGCACCGTCTCCCCCAGCACGTCCTGGATCGCGGCAACGATCGCGTCTTCGGCTTCGGCGATCATCAGTACCCCCGCAGCGTGTCGTCGTTGAACGTGCCGCCCTGGGTCTTAACCGTTTGCGGCGTACCGATGGTCGGCGGCGGCGTCTCCAGCGGCAGGTTGATGTCGCCGCGAGCGATGCCCTTGAGCCTCGACACCGCATCCTCGTAACGCTGCCGCCCTTGCTCGGTCGCCACCGGCTGCTGGAGCCGGTAGCGGGCGATGTCACTGCACAGCAGCGACAGCAGGCGCGGCGTGCCCGTCACGGGCAGTCGATAGCGGGACGCCAGGAAGCCGTCGATCTCGACGCTCGCGTCTTCCAGGGCGCGCTCGGCGACGGCTGTGTCGATCACCCCGGTGTGTTCAAGGTCCGTCAGCTCGATGATCTCGGTCTCGCCGAAACGCTCGATCATGTCGGCAACGCTGGCGTACATCGATTACCCCCTAGCCTTGGCGGTTTTGCCGGCAGGCTTGCGGGCGGCTGGCTTGGATTCCTGCTTCGGCGTTGCCTCGGCTCCTTCGTCCTCCGCAGCACTCGCGCCGTCCTGCTCGGGGGTAGCTTCGTCGGCGTTGGCCTCGGCCTTGGCTTCTTCCTCGGCCTTGGCCTTGGCTTCTTCCTCGGCCTTGGCCTTGGCTTCTTCCTCCGCCTTGGCCTTGGCTTCTTCCTCCGCCTCGGCCTGGGCTTCCTGCTCGGCCTTGGCGCCATCCGTGGCGGGCACGACATGCGCTTCCTGCCCACGCACCTCGACAATCACCCCAGCGCGCACCAGGCGTTCGATCTCGTCGGCGTCGTCACTGGGGTCAAGCTCGACGTCGCCGGGCGGGCGGTGGGTCTTGCCGTTTCGCCGCAGCGCTTCACGCAGTGGATACTTCATGGCTCACCTCGTCGTTGATCGGTGGCCCGCCGTAGCGGGCCACCGGGATCGATCGCCCGCCTTATTCGGCGGCGACGGCCTGGATCAGGAACCCGGACTCGATGCCCGACAGCACCGGGGCGCGCTCGTAGGTCACCGGATAGATCCAGCTCTTAGCGTTGCGCTCGTTGTACGGCTCCTCGACGATCGGGTGGCCTTCGAGCGTGTACGTGTAGCCGAACGACGGTTCGGCGCGGGAGCTGATCTGTTCCGGCACGTAGGCGAGCACGGCGGCGTTGCCCCAGGCGTCGACCATGGTCTCGCTGCCTTCGTTCATGTAGACGGCTTCACCGACGACGATGCGACGCAGGTTGAACAGGCGGGCCAGCATCTCGACCGTGATCGAGTCGCTGGAGGTGTACTTGAACCGCTCCAGGATCTTCGGGTGCTCGCACAGGGCATTGAATCCCGCCGCCGGGATCTCCAGCGTGTTAGGTCGGATGCCCACGATCGAGCGCACCGCCTCGCGGTACTCGCGAATCTGCTTCGCCGGGTCGCTGTCCGGGCTGGTCCACTGGTCGGTACCGGACAGGGTCACCTTGTTGCTGGTGCCATAGTTCGACGCATTGGTGGCGATCTCGGCCTGCTCGATCTCCAACGACAGCGACATGATGTTCATCGTCTCGTTGGTGGCCTGGGTACCCATGTCGATGCCGGGCACCTGGTTGGCATCCTGCATGTGCTCCCAAGGCACCTGGCCTTCCAGCGCATCCTGCACCAGCGCAAACGGCTTGCCCTCGTAGCCGAACTGCACGCGCTTGGTGTTGGTACCCGGCGCCCGGCGCGTCTTGTAGCGCTTGAACGACTCGCGCCCAAATTCGATGATCTGGCCGCCGCGCTGGGTGACCGGCACGCGGGGGAACAGGGCGAAACCGACGCGCTCGGGGTGGCGATAACCCTGGGCGACGTTGGAGAGGATCGGGTCGATCACCCGTACCTGGCGGTTGTTCATTGCCATGACTTAACGACTCCTTAACTGGCGTTTGCCGGCCGCTTAGCGGACCAGCAAAATCTCGATGAATTCACCGGCGGCGCCGGCGGTGTCCAGGGCGTGGGCGAGTACGACTTCGCTCCCAACGGCGGGGTTGACGATGGCGCGCCCGCTGGCGTCGGCCACCAGCTCGTCGCCGGGATCGAACGCGCCGCCGCTCTCGATGACGGTTGTCCCGATCACATCGACGCCATAGTCGTCGCCGGCAATGGCATCACACACGCTGACGCCCAGCGCCTTGGCGCCGGCGGTATCCAGCTGGGCGCCGTCGTAGTCGACGAAGCGATGGGCGGTGACCGCGCCGGTGGCGGTAGCGGTCAGCGCTAGCAATACGATCTTCTGGCTCATGCCTGCGTCCCTCGCTGCACGGCGCGGATCGCCGTGACGTAGTCACACTCGTTTCGTTCCTGGTAGGCCAGCGCCTGGTTATGCAGGCGCGCCTTGTCCGGGTCGACGTGATAGCCCTCCGGCGCCCGGTACGACTCGGCGGCGCTGTCGTCACCGCCTCCGGCGCCGCGCTCGGCATAGTCCACCGCTACCGGCAGCTCCTTGAGGAAGTCTTCCAGGAAGCCCCGCCCGGTGGTCTTCACCTTGTCGCTGCCTTCGCCGAACTCCAGCGCGCCCTCGGCGTCCTGGCTGGCCATGAACGCGACAAGGCCATCTCGGTGCTTCGGCAGTACGCGGCCCTGCTTGACCAGGTCGTCGACCAGCGAAGCGCTGGCTGCGGCACGGTGCTGCTGCTCGCGCTCGGCGAACTCCGCCTCCTGCTGTTTAAGGCGCGCCTCGCGGGCGTCCAGTTCTTGCTTGTCCACGTCGATCACCTCCGGGGTGGGCTGGTGGGG